TTAGTTGGCCGGTGTTGCCGCATGAACCGGTTCAAGCCGTTTTTCCGATTTTTCTTGGCTATCCATCAAAAACTCCGGCTCGGCAGCGGACGGCGCCACGGCCGTCGGGCTCGTCACTTTGGACGGCTCCAGGGGCGGGCGCAACACTTCAGGCAGTTCGCCATTCATTTCGGCCCGTTTCGTCGCTTCCCGGCCAATGACGGCGCCGAGACCAGCCATTAGGCCGGTTAGGACGACGGACTGGGTTTCGGGGGGCAACGAGTAGAGTCCGGCGTAGATAAACACGCCTGATATCGCCGCAACGCCGACAACGAAGTCCTTATAGCGCCGATGGCGAATGAAAAAAAGCCGGGCCACATAACCGGATAGGAGCGTTGTCGCTAAGATGACAGCAGATGACCCGGTGAAGATCTCCATAATAGGGCGGTCCTCCTTTATTCAACGTTCACTGTTCAGGGATTAGGGTTGAAGAGTACGTTTATCCCTGGATTATTGTTCTGTTAAGTTTTGAACTGGATTTCCTTCTCCGTCCAGTCCACGTTCGTTAAGTACAACCAAGACAGCATCTCGAAGTTGTTCCGGGATTTGGTTGATCTTCCGGCGTCCTCGGGCGATGAGTGTGGCATACACTTCTACCATAGTCGATTCACCCCTTTTAGCAGGTCGATAAGAAAAAGGATAGACCACAGCTTTCATTAAGAGCATCCTGTAGCCTTCAGAAATTTGACATCAGCACGGAGCGAAAGGAGATCCTCAAAGACACTAGCCAAGCCTTCCATAGCGGCTAATGTGTCAGTCTCAACTTGAATCATTTGGGTTCTGAGAACGGCGTTTTCTTTGGCGAGACGTTCCCCTTCAGAGGGTTGTTGCTCTGGTTCAGGGATAACAGGACGCTTAGCCTCGTACTCTTCGCGGGTGATTTCTTCCCACGTCTCTTTTATCTGAGTTTCATCTGAAATCATGACATGAGCAGATGTATCACTTTCCGTATACGCTTCTTGAATCAATAGCGTATCAAGATTTAAGATGCCATCGGTCATAGTAACTCTTACAAACTTAGCCATGCTATCACCCCGCTATTTAGTATTTTCCTATCATCCAATCCGCAGAAGTTACTCCGCTTTCGTGACGCAACTCAATTTTTAGCTGTGTCTTAAAAGGAACGCATATGGGAAGATCTGAACTATTGCTCATCGCCGCGATAGGAAATGTATTTCCGCTGAAGGATCCAAACTTCAAAAAAGACATGGTGTTATTCAGGAAGTTTTCGTATACTACGCCGTCAATTGTGACACGCATATAGCCATATTTCCCGCCTGTGTTGGTTGCATCTCTAACGTTTAACACTCTAAGTTCTCCTCCACCGTTTATGTCCAGCGCCGTAACATAACTGGTGGAGGTGGTTGAGAATGATCCACGTACAAACTGCATTGCGCCGCCCACAGGTACCCACGTCCCTCCGTTGTTGTATTCGAGTGTGCCATTATTCCACCGAAGCAAATTAGAATGCCAGATGTAGTTTTGGTTACCGTTGGTGTTAACCGCACCGTTATACAACATATAGTCGATTAGTGCGTTATCGCTTGGACGAACCTGGCGAAACAACCACCCATCTCCGCCGTATACGTTGGTCGAAGAGTATATTTGTTTTCGCCTAAACGTGGTGGATGCAGCTTGTGTGGATTCAACTTGTAAAATCGCATCGCCATTGGTGGTTACCCCTAAAAAGGGTGTAATCAGTGAGCCTGTCATCGTATCACCATCTGCCGTGACAAGCCGTCTCCAACCATACCAAGTACCATTTACTTTGGAGCGTATCCATTGTGCCCGTGACGTTGTAGACTGCGCTAACTGCGTTATGTTACTACCGTTATCCGGGCTAAACGAAAAAACATGCCCCCAGGCGTCTTCAGGTCTATTTAACGTGGTATTTTGATACCATTGCACAGAATTCAGTTTAGGATTATTGAAGTCATTAATCGTTTGTGTTGTCGCGTCCCCAACACCATATCCCTTAAGCGAATCTACATATGCTTTGTTCGCAACGTCCGAAGCAACTACCGGCGCAACTACTTGTGAACGACCTGCTGTATCGCGCTGCATAATCGTGTTTGCAGTCGCTGCTGATGTGGCTCCATGAACGTTTGCCGTCGCATCCATGTGACCCTTGACCGTTTCCAGAGTTGTTGCCGGAGCAGTTCGCCAACTTGATTTACCGGTAATCTGTTTGATCATGTTAGCTAGCCCACCGAAGAGTGTCGACAGTGTCCCATTGTTGCTCGTTGGCGCGACGGTGTCGGAGATCACGCGAACGCCGATCTGTTCGTCTGTGACGTTCGAGGCCTTATCCATTGCTTCTTTCAGTTTCGAGTCAACGTTATCCCAGTTGCATCCAATCTCCATAATGGATGCCGTATCATGCGGTTCTGGTTTTTTGAAACCGTAGTTTTGAGTTGTTTGCATCTATTCACCAACTTTCCAAGTCGTTAGTTGCTCCCATGACAAGCGACTACTTGCGAGTTCTCCCCAAGTGGTTGCACTTGCAGCTAGCTCGCCCCAAGTTGTATATCTGAACCGATAGTCTACGGCCAGATGCGCTGGTTTTATATCGTTGATAGCAGCCTTCAAGTCATCCATATTCGGCGGAATCCCACGTGTATCAACAAAAGTGATCGTGAAGCCCGCTCCAGATTCATTCACTGTGACTGTCCCGTTCAAGAAAGACTCTGCAACATTCTTGACGAGGGAGGGAGTTATTGTTTCCATCCCACGAAGCTTTGAAATGATCCGGGCACGACGATGTTCATATGGTTTATCTGCATATGAAGCTAAGTCCAGCATCCGTTCCCATATGTCCAATCCCCACGTCGCCGTCTCGACGAAGCACTGGCGCAAGGCATCGTCGATAGCACCGGACAGTCGCTCCGATTCCGCGCCTTCCGCTTCGAGAATGGAGCGATAACAGCGGTCTTCCAACAGTTCTACCGGAACATACCTGCTCATTCGGTCAAACATGTCAACACCACCGTCCCAGCGACCGCCACTTGAGTGTCCGCCAAGGACAGATTGGCCGTTCCGCCGTTTATCGTCATGTTGGCGTAATCTTGCACACCGGGGATGTTCATGAGCAACGTGCCCATCCGGGCATAGCTGACATAGCTCTGCCGAAAGGCGATGTCTTGCAGATGCTGTTGCAAGGCCGCTTCAAAGAGGGCGCTCACCTTTTCCTTCGTCGTTCCCGGGACGGACATATCCAATGTGACTTCCGCCGTTACGTTGATGGCCAGGCCAGCAGCGCTCTCCACAGTGACGGAAGCCCCGATCGGCCGGACGCTTTCGATGTGGGCCGCCGTATCGGCCACGATTGACGCCGCCGCCGGCCGTTTCTCGGCGTCAATGAGGATGACTTTTACCGTGCCTGGTCCGTTCCACAGGGGCAGCACCCGGGCGTCACCCACACCGGCCACTTCTTTGGCCCATTGCAAATAGTGGGCCACATTGCCGCTGGTCGAGGGATGGCGCACTTTTTCCAGCAACCGGGCCGTGAGGGCCGCATCGGTCTCCGCCTCGGTTCCGCCTTCCATCGCCGCCTTGTTTTCCACTCCCGTCACACCGGGGATCGACATCGGGAGCATCGTCACAGCTCCGGAGGGCACATTGGCGCGATCTCCCGGTTCGACCGATTCAACGATAGCCCTTGCCTTGCCCCCTTGCACCGTCGTCGCCGCCGTCGTGACAAACCGGATGCCGCCCGTGGTGGCCACCAGGGTTCCTGCCGGGATGACCGCGCCGTCGCTGCCTGCAAAGGTCACTTCACCGGTGGCCTTTGTGGCTGCGTTGCGAAGCAACCCGTGTTCAGCGGCCCGGCGTTCGAGATATAGGCCATACGCCGCTCCCCTGTGATCACCGGCAAAGGCCAGGGCGAGGACGCGTTCAAGGGCGATGTACAACTGGGCCAATTCGATGCTCGCCGGGGCGATGGCGTCCCAGACGAAACTTCCCTCCCGCTTGTCCAGATCGCCGGGCACCGCGTCGAGCATCCGTTGCCGGATCGCTTTTTGGGTCTCATTTTCAAACAAGTCCCTTCACCTCCTGTCGGAATCGATCTCCCAGGGTGGTGGTGACGGTGAACTCGGCCCGCAGCCGGTCGCCGTCCCGCTCGACGATGAAGTCGCCCACATCGGCGATGCGATCATCGTAGACTAGCGCTTCTCGGATCAGCCGGGGGATCTCCGCTTCCAGGACGAGCGTCGGCAGGTCCAGGCCGATCACATCGGCCAATTCGCACCCGTAGGAAAACCGGTAGATGGGGTAGCGGTAGCGAGCGGTGCGCAGCGTCTTCTCGATCCAGATCTGAAGCGCGGCAATCCCTTCGACGATTTTGGGGCGGCCGTCGACGTAGAGAAAAGTGTTGCGGTCAAAATCAAATGCCAGCTCCCTGCCGTAGGAAGCCGGCTTTTTCATTTGGGGCGGGATTGGAACAGCGGGAAAAAGGTTCATCCCGCGATCACCACCTTATCAAAAACGAGGTATTGTTGTTCGCCCGGCAACGCCAGCACAGCCACCCGGTCGCCGGCCTTCAGCCGGCTGTGGAGGATCATGGTTTGCTCCTGAATCGTAACTGCGGTGACGTCATGCCGGTGAGGTCCGCCTCCGGCCAGGGTCATCTCGCTGCCCGCCAGTTGCGGCGTTGTCGTATAGTCGATCTCATGCTCCAACAGGGATTCACAGACGATGAGATCGTCGCCGTCCAGGGTGAGCGCCATGTTGTCGATGCGGATGACAAGGCCGGGCGGCGGCGCGATCACCGTCGCCAGCTCCATCCCCCGCGAGTTGCTTGCCGCCCCCTGCTGCCGCACCAGTTCAATCAACCGGCTAACGGTCATCCTTGTCCGCCTCCTTTGTGTTCACTTCGTCTGTCCAGGCCAGTTTGAGCCGCATCTGGTGGCAGCCGTTTTCTAAGGTGTGCTCGTCATTTTCCACGTAGAAGACGCCCGTCAGGCCGGTGAGGGTCTCTTCGACTTGCACGGCGACGCCGGCCTCCACATCGTCTATCCCCAGGCATTCGAGGGAGGCCTCCCGGGAGCTCTTGCCCAATTCTTTGAGCAGGTTCTCGGCCATCGTTCGAGCCTCACTGGGTTTGATGTTGCTCTCGCGCTTCAGTTCCATCAGAAGGCCGTACTGATCGATGAGGGCCGGATCATCCACCTCGGCCAAAACCTGATCCTTATCACCCATCAAGACAACCCGGTTGCGCATCTCGTCGATGTTTTCGCCAAAATCGGCCGACAACAGATTGGCTTGACCGGTCAGGAGCCAGCGCAGGACTTGATCGCCCTTCTCGACGACTTGCAGTGCGCCTTCCTTCATCTTGATCTGATACTTTTTGCCGTTTTGTTTCATCGCCATCGTCAGGACGATGAGGCACATGTCGTAGATGGATTTCTCCCGAAGGATAACCTTGTCGATCATGTAGTCCGTCGACGCCAAATCGCCGGCGATCAGGCCATAGTCGGCGCAAAGTTGGGCGATAATCTGCTCCGGCTGCATCTGGCGGAACTTGTAGGTGCCTTTGGATTTGAGCAGATAGATCAAATGGTCGTAGGCCTTTAGGGTGTAGTTGCCCTGCGTGTTTTTTTGGGCGCTAAAGACAACGCCCCGGAACAGTTCCCGCTCATCCGAATAGAGGAAGAGGTGGGAACCGACCGGGACGTCATGCTTCGGCTGCATCGAGTCGGAGCCGAAAGCCAGGGAGACCTCCAGAGACCGCGCCGCCTGCCGGATATCGCCGCTCCATTTGACGCTGCGCACGGCAGGCGTCAAGTCGAAAGCGGTTCCATCCTGGAGGACATGGTTGATCCGGTACCGTGGTTTTTCCAGTAAATCCATTACGCCACCTCCCATTCCCCCGCATCCAGTTCGAAGGGATCGGGAATCGAATCCGGGTCGCGGGAAGAGGCTTTTCCATCGTCAGAGGGAATGTTCGGACGGAACTCCGTTAGCAGCCGCTTCCATTCGTCACAGTCGCCATAGACTCGATGGGCAACTTCCAACAAGGAATCGCCCTGGTTGATGGCCATCTCCGTGATCAGGGATCGCTCGTCGGGCCGACCGCTCTCGCCAACCTGCTGGATGCGGATCAGCCGGTACTCTCGCAGGCTCAGGGTGTAGTGGATGTCGCGAGAACCGCCCTTTTCGCCGTATTCGAAGTCCTCGATGGCGCAGGGGAAACTGAGGCCGACGCCGGTGACGACGAGGCGAATGGGCTTGCCGATGTTCCGCCATCGTTCGATGACACCGACGGCGTCCCAGGGTTGGAGAATGTTCCGGTAGGCGCAGTAGGGACGCCAAAGAGCCGGGAAATGGGACTGAATCGTCAGTTGGGCCAGCTTGCGACCGCCGATCAGGTTCAACTCGCCTACGTCGGTCACGTCGACGACGCTGTTTTTCTGTCCCACTTTGACGCTGAATTCCGGCGGGTTGACAGGAAGCTGCAACCGTTCGGAAAAGTTGTTGTAGCCGAGCCAAAATTCCAGGATGATCACCCCCTAGGCTGTCGCCATGTTCGTGGCGGCTGTTCTCAGTTTTTCCTCCAGGGTTGACATAAAACGTTCAAGATCAGCCGTGCTGTAGGCGTTTACAGTATCGGCCAGTTTTGGGATGACAATATTGATATTCAATGGAACCCGCTCAATTACAGGCGTAGGGTTGGACGCCAATACGCCCGATGTGCTTTGCAGATTAACAGGCACTTGCCCATCCTTATTCTGCGTCAGAGCGCTGTCATAAGGACTACGGGGTTGAACGGGCGGGGCTTTGGGGATATCCGTATTTTTGAATGAGTCGATAACTTGTTGGGCCTCTTTGTTTTGTTCCGGTTCCGGTATTCCAGTTCCAGGTGGCCCCTGTGGCGCTCCATCTTGTGCCGCTGATTGCTCCTCATTCGGTTTGTCTTTTCCGGCATTGAGTATGTTTTCAAAACCGAAGAAATGTTCCCTGATATACCCGAGTCCTTTGGAGATCAAACCAAGTCCCCAGGTTACAATCGCAAAGATCGGTTTCAACAATGTCCACGCCGCCCGAACAATTCCCACCATGAACGGCCAAGCCATCTTGAATATCTCCCAAACACTTTGCATGGCAAACCAGATGATATCCAAGGCCGGCGCGATGATCTGCCATGCGGTCTCCATGACGCCCGAAATGGTGGGCCAGGCAGCCGACCAAAGTGTTTGTATCGCCGGTATCTGATCAAGAAGATATCCCAGAACCGGCTGAATCGTGTTCCATGCCGTCCCTAACACATTCGATATGATCGGCCACGTCGAGTTCCATAGGGAAGAAAAGGAGGGCATCCGTTGCCCAACGCTGTCTATTTTTTGGACAATCCAATCGAAGACCTGCTGAATACCATTCCAGGCCGTTTGCAAAGATGGCAAAATCGATGGCCAAACCGATTGAAGGATATTGACTCCTTTCACGATCGCTCCCACAAGTCCACCCATGGCGTTTGCGCCAAATTGTTCAAAGACCTTCATCCGTTCGGGCGAGAGCAAATTATAAAGTTCTTGGATTTCAGGCTTGATCGCCTCTATCCCCTTCATACCCATTCCTTGCAGTGAGACGCCAACCCTGGATTTCATTACACCCATCATGCCGGATACAGTGCTGGGTGGACCCTGGTTAGTATACCTGGAGTTCAGGTTACCCAGCAGATTTCGATAACCCGTATCTTTTGCCGATTCAGAATTCATCTCTTTAGGGTTTTTACCGAATAGCCCCTTTAAATCTTCTTCTGTAATGTTGATCCCAAACGAGTCTTTCAGTTGCTTGAATTCGCCGCCACGGGCCGCCATCAGAGCATCCATGGCATCTTTGATGGACTTGCCTTCCGTCTGGGAAGCCATATTGGCCGCCAGCTCGGTCAGCGATCTTGCCAGAGAAGTGTCCCCCTGCGCGATTTGTATGGCGCGAGTGCCGGCGCTTATGGTTTCTTGAAAGTCAATCGGTTTGCTTGCCGCCGTTTCACGCAGCCACTTGACGTAATCACCCGTCTGTTTGCTCAGGTCCTCACTGGAAAGATTCTTGTTGTTCATCCCAATCGACTGTTGAATGGAAGATGTCTGTTTTTCCATGGTCATAGCGGAACCAAGGGTTGTGTCAAAGGCTGCTTTGGCGTTGATTTCCGGAAAAATCTGGGGCGCCATTTTACTAAGCGAGGAATAGGCTCCTTTGATGCTTCCGATCACCTTCTTGCTATTTTCAACAATGCTGACAACTGGGCGGGCGACAAAACTTCCCAGACGCTTTAATCCGTTCCAGACCACATTTATTTCTTGTGCCGCAAGGTTCCTGACCGACACAACAATGGACAGAGGCTGTAAGCTCTGTCGCATCGATCGAAGAGACGCCTGGACAGGCGCCAATGAAAATTCATTACAATTCCGAATAAGCCGTTCAGTATCCTGAACTTCCTCTCGAAATGCGGTTACTTCCTTTCGAATCATTTGGACCATCGTGGTTAACATCCTACGTTATTCCCCCCCTCTTCCACCAAGTATCGGACAGTTCGCTCCCTCTTTCTCCTTCGCATACAACATCGACGCGAGGAGAAAGATCTTTTCCCCTTCCGGGGCGTTAAAGAGTTCGGACGGCCGAACCCCTCGCTGCGCGTAATAATGCAGCAAGTAGGCCAGGCCGTCCGAATTAATCAGTTTTTTACGGCGTCAACGTCCACCTGTTGGTCCTTGTCGAAACCGGAAAGCGTCATGATCGCCTTGTAAATCGACAGGATTTCCCCCCCAAGGAACAGTTTGCGAACGATATCAACGGGACGGGCCACACCGAACTTTTCACGAAGCGCAGCATCCTTGAAGTTCGGGTCCGTCGCCAGCTCATAGATCGTCCAAACCATCTCCTCAGCCTGTCCACCCGAGGCCTTGTCGCCGATCTCGTTCATCTCGTCGATGGTGGCCGCCCGATAGGAGATGAAAAAGGGCTTTCCGAACTGCCGGGAAAGCCGCTTGATCTCCATTTTGCCGGTGGGGACGTTTTTCAGTTTCGCCGGGTCAGCGCCCAGCAGCATTTCCAATGTCTGTCCCATCTGTTTCTCCTCGTCCTCTCCTAATTTGTCCCGTTTGTCCTAGTTCTTCGGCTCAATCTTGTCGAGGTACTCCCAACTGGTGGCCGTGAAGGGGCATTCCACCTCGCCGAGCTTCTTGACTTCCCAGTCGGCCAGGGTCAGGTCATCAAAACAGGCGTCTTTGATCAGGACGCGCTCGGCGCCGAAGGCGGCCGGGTCACGCAGGGCGGACATGATGCGCACCGTCGGGTTGTTCCCTTGCTGCAGTTCCTCGGAGATCTGTTTGGCCATCCGGGAATTGACCTTGTAGAGCTTGACGGTGCCTTTGATCTTGTAGCCGGTCATTTTAGTGGCGATGCCCAGGCTGCCGCAGACGGGCACGTCCTCTTTTTCGATCTCCACCTTGGCGTTCAAGCCTTTGCATTCGGACACCTTGTCACCGTCGAGCCAGCACTCGCCGAAGGTGCCGTTGATGATTCGTTTCGCTTCCAGAGCCATTGGGCCCACCTCCTTACAGATTTACGACAAGCTGGACTTCTTCGATGGCGTCCAGCCCTTTGACGTTGGAGACGAGGAACACCTTGTCGCGGGTGTTGGCCTCTTTCAGTTGCGCTTCCGTCATGGCGTCGACGGCTTCGCCGATGCTCTTCAAGTAGGTCTTCTGGGCCGGCAGGTTGATGGCGCAGCGGTTTTTGCCGGTGTCGAGCACCCGTTCCTGCTCCAGCACCTCGTAGTAGGCGTTAATGGCATTGAGCAGAAGCAGCTTGTTTTCGTAGCTGTTCTGGACGGAACCGATGTACTCATCTTCGATGGTTTCCTTGATGTCCTGGTACATCATGTCATAGATCCGGCTGAGCTTGATCTTTTTCCAGTCGGCGCCCTTGTCCTCGGTGGTGGTCACCAGCGACGTGACGCCCCGGGCGATCTTCACCTTGCCGCCATCATGGTAGAGGATGAGCTTGCCCGCGTCGACAGCGGCGTCGGCGTCGGCTTTGGACAGCTTGGGCACATCCTGCACCTCGGAAAGAACGCGGAACGTGGGGGCCACAGTCAGGGGCAGCCCGGCGATCAGTCCGGCGATGCGCGCCGCGTACCGGCTGGCATCATAGGTCTTGCCGAAGGCCTGGATGTTGTCGGTGGCGAAGTTGATCACCGCTTCATGATCGGCCGCCGAATGGGGAAGCACGACCTGGATCTTGCGTTCCTTCGCGTCGCGCATCGATTTGGCCCAGGAGGCAATGGTCGTCGTGTCAGCGGCGGCGATGCCGGGGAAGACAGCGAGGTTGAACCGGATCGCTTCCAGGTAGTTCAGGGCCGCGCTGTAGTCGCTGGCGCCGGCGGGCAGGACGACCACTTTCACTTCCTGGGGCGTCCCCATGAAGGCATGTTCGACATATTCCTTGTTTTCCGCCGTCAGCTCCGCAGGCATGTCGGCGATATCGCTCAGTTTGAATTCGACGAGCGATGTGGCGAGGGGATCCTTCAGCACCATAGCCAGGATGCCTACAGAACCGCGCTCGATGGCCTTGACGGCCTTTTGTTGGAAAATGATGTTGACAGAAGGCAGACCCAAGATAAATCCCTCCTTAAAAATGTGAGACGCCTGCCGGTTCGCTGTATCGCCGGGGCGTCTAAAAAGAAATCCGTTTGAAGCTTTTGTTGGTTGGCGCTGCTGCTTGCACCGTCGATGCCCGCGCGGTCGATGCTTGCGCAGTTGATGCCTACGCGATCGATGTCTGCGCAATTGATGCCTATGCGATTGATGTCTGCTCGGTCGATGCCTGGGCCGCCGGCGCGCCGCCTGTATTGGCGACACGGTGGCTTGCGCCAGCGGATGCGTCCGGCGGATGCGACCGGCGGATGCATCCGTCTCACCCCATCTGGTGATCGATTTCGCCTACGGTCTCGTAGACCGGTTCGGCCCGTCCCCACTCGGTCTCCAGGGCAAAGGTGACGCGAGCTTCGCCATCGCCCGTTGAGATTTTCCCGTCGACGATGCGGTAACGGGCGCCGCCGGGACTGCTCAAGGTCATCTCCTCGGATAGATGCTCCCAAATTCGGCTGGCGACCGTCAGTGGCTGAAGATCGTCCGTCTCACCGTCCGGAACGGCATCTTGGGGAGGGTAATAGATGATTTTCCAGGTCGCTCGCTCTTGCCACAGGGTTCGGTTAAGGGGGATGCTTTTACCGGCAATCAGCCGGCAACAAAAGGCGGGCCGCGCAAAACCGGCAGGCGGGGCGCCAATATACACCGATGGGATCGACGGGAACAGTTCGTTCAGCTTCACCCGGATCGCATCCATGCTTTGACGGGACATCATTCTCACCTCCTCTCTGTCCTCCCAGGTATTACACTATCACCTTTTCCGGTACTCTTGGTGTCACCGTGGTGTCACCTTGACGATGGGAAGCATCGTGTGGGTGTTCGGAGACACCGCAGGGTTGTGGGGTAAAGAGATCGGGCAACACATCATAGCAATACTGCAAGGCTTTGCGATGAATGCGGTAAAAGGTCTCTTTGCTGCAGAAAAGGTGCATCTGGTAGATCACGCTGTCCGGCTGAATCTGCTGGTAATACTTCCTCCGAATGAGCTCGGCGCCCGCTGTTCCCCACCGGCTTTCTTCGGCCATCGTCTCCAAGACGTGGCGGTACTGCGCAAGCTTCCGCTCAAACTGTTCGATCCTGTCTTCCAGGTAGGACTTTTTCAGCGGATACTCCTCCAGAAAGATCACCCAGGCCTCCTGCCTTGATTCCGGCACACCGCCAGCGCCTTTCGCGACGCTCAACTGGCTCACCCAGGTCGGCGGCGAGGCACGCCGCGTTTCCAGATCATCGAGTGCTCTTTTTGTATTCGCCAGGGCGACTTCCGTTTTTCGAATCGATAAAAGCCATGCCTGCACCTGTTTCGCCGTTTCCCGGTTCAAAGCCATCGCTCCTTTTTCCTGCGTTTTATCGTGTTACGAATTACGAATTTGGGATGCATTGCGCCGCTTAAGTACCATCGTTTTTACCGTCGTCTTGTACCGTCGTTTAGCAGCGCTGTTTAGTAGCGCGTCTAACGCTGCCGTTTAGTTCCATCGTTTAGCTCCGCCGTTTACCACCGACGAACTGCCACCGGCGGCATTCGTCGAGCGCCGCAAAAGGGGCAAGCGATCCGTTTCAGATCCCCCTTTTGGTAGAACTTGCTCCCACAGTCACCGCACTGCCCGAGGGGTACCTTTGGAACGGTACGTTCCCTTTTCAACCGCATCAAAATCACCGCTTTCATCGAATAATGCCTCGGTTCACCGTTCACCCCGTACCCTTATTATGCCGAAAAGAAACAGAATTGGTCAAAATGACAAAAGAGCCACATTTGTCATTTTGACCAATTAGTTGTCGTTTTCTCAAAAACCCTTGTTATTTTGCTGTTTTTGGTCATAATGACATAGTAGGAGTACATAAAGTCAGGGTGAGCAGATTGGCCCATCATGCAGAGCGATTGAAACAAAAACGAGAGGCCGCCGGCATCTCCATCGAATCGCTGGCCCAAACCCTGGGTGTCAGCGTATGGACGATTCGAAACTGGGAAAATGCTAATCCCGAACGCAACCGGGAACCGAGTTACCATCATCTGCGCCAAATGGTCGAAATGTATCGCTGCACCGCCGACGAGATCATCGGCATCCGGCATAGTGAACAGCGAGATCTGTCCAGTTTGATGACCGTTTATCCAGTGGAGGTCGACGGTGAACGCTTGACCGAGGCCGAGAAGGAGATCGTGCTCAACCTCGCGCGCAGCCTGATCCAAAACCGGCAAAAAAGTTGACCCCTTCAACACAAAAACCCCGACTTTCCAAGAAAGTCGGGGTTTTTCGCGCATCACGGGCCAGTTTTTCACTATAACAGCATTGCAAATGCCAACATTTGTTCAATTTCCAGGTCTGTTATCGACGGTGTCGTCGATAACCGCTTTATGCCGCAGGGATTGGCCAAACGCGTGGAAGCGATGGAAGACGCTTCCGCCCCTCCATTACATCGCGCTCTTCGCCCCGTCCTTCGCCGACCAGCGCCGGTAAAGAACGGTCATACAGGAGAGTTTTTCCATCAACGTCTCGTCGATCTGGCTCCAGGCGAAGCGCCACATCCAGTTTTTGTCATTGATCGTCCCCGGCAGGTTCATTCGCGCTTCCACACCCAGATCCAGCAAGTCCTGCATGGCGAAAAGGGCCGTATTGTAATTGGAGGCCATCGCAAAGCGGATCATCTCCCAGACGACATCCCGCCCATCACAACGGAAATAGGCCAGCAGCTTTTCCCTGTCTGAAGAGGGAAGCGTCAAAAACCAGCTCAGGGTCGTGTCGTTGTCGTGATTGCCCGGATAAATGACGTAGTTTTTATCATGATCATAGAAGAGGTGGTTGAAGCCGTTTTGACCCTCAAAAGAGAAATGCATGATCTTCATGCCCGGGAAGGCGAAGCGTTCCCGAAGCGCGATGACCTCCGGCGTGATCATGCCCAGATCCTCGGCAATGATCGGGATCGGTCCCAGCGCCTTTTCCACGGCAAAGAACAGCGCCTCAGCGGGCCCTTTGCGCCATTGGCCGTTGACAGCCGTCGTTTCCCCGTACGGAACGGACCAGTAGGCCTCAAAACCGCGGAAGTGATCGACGCGAATGATATCGGCCAGGGAGAGGTTATGGCGAAACCGCTCGATCCACCAGTGATAGCCCGTCGATTTCAGGTACTCCCAGTTATAGACGGGGTTCCCCCATAGTTGCCCCGTCTGGCTGAAGTAATCAGGCGGCACCCCGCCGACCTCCTTGGGGAACCCTTTTTCGTTCAGGGCGAAGATGGCCCGTTCCCCCCAGACATCGGCGCTGTCGAGGGAGACGTAAATGGGGATATCGCCGACGATCCGGATCCCCCGCTCGTTGGCATAGGCCTTGAGGGCATACCACTGGCGGAAAAAGATGAACTGGACAAACTTCTGGTAGTTCGCTTCGTCAAAAAAGGCGTGCATCGTATTGGCCCAGCCCAACTCATCGGGGCAGGCGAATTCGGGATCCCAGTCCAACCAACTGGTATCGCCGAAACGATTCTTTAGAGCCATGAACTGGGCAAAGGGATCGAGCCAGCGGTTGTGCTGGTAGCAAAAACGCTCATGCTCCATTTTCAAGGGCGAGCGATCGGGCAAAGCGCGAAAGCGCTCATAGGCGAGGCGCAACCGGGAGCCCTTATACCAGTAAGCCCAGGAAAAGTTGGCCCGAAAGGGGTTGGAGCGGTCGACCTCTTCCACCTCGGTGCCTGTCAGCAGCCCGTCCTCCCGCAGTCGCTCCAGGCTGATCATGAGCGGATTGCCGGCAAAAGCGGATTGGCAGGAATAGGGGCTGTGTCCGCGCCCCGTGGGGCCCAAGGGAAGCACCTGCCACAACCGCTGCCGGGTGCGAGACAGAAAATCAACGAAGCGATAGGCGTCGACACCCAAATCGCCGACACCATGGGGACCGGGTAAAGAGGTGGGATGCAAGAGCACCCCACTTACACGTTCCTGCAA